TAATTAACTTAAATATAAATTAATTTTTTTATTTTTTCTAATTTATTTTAGAATTTAACCATTCTTCACTAAATTCAATAAAATATTGATAAGAAGTTTTTACAATTATCTTTTTAGTATTCTTTTTGTTATATAAAATTGCATTAAAAAGATTAACTTCCATTGAATCAGTTATATAGTTATAAGATATTGATTCAATATTTTTAGAATCAATCAAAGTTTCATACTTCTAAAAATTGTTTTTTCAATTTCTGTTTCACTTATTCCATCACCACTTGAATTAATAAAGAAAATCTCACTTTTAATAAATTCATTATCACAGCCTTCTTCTTCTAAATGTTTAGCAACTCCAAATAAATATTTATTTCTTCCACCAGCTCCGAACCTAGAACTAAATTCAAAATAATCTAACATTTGTTGGGTATGTGAAAATTTATAAAACCATTCTTTTTTAGTTTGACAACTATTTTCATATTGCTTGTTAATCATATTTAGATTAACACCTTTTTTAATTTCTTTTTCTTTCTCTTTAATTTCTTTTTGCTTATTGAAATAGTAAAGTGCTTGTTTATGTAAAACATCAATATCAAATAAAAAACCATTCTCATTAATTTCTACTTCTGAATATTCATAGGCATAATAAAATCGTGCAATATCTTTAGTAGCATTATCAGAACCATAACGATTAATTAATATTTGCATCATCATTTTATATTCATCAATTGATATATTTTCAAATACTCTGTTAGTTGGTAGTATCAATCTAAATCTATCACATACAATTCCATTCTTTTCTTTTTGGTGTGATTTGGTTGTAGCTATAATATTTTTATATTGATTAAATAAAAGTTTTGCTTCATCAATACTCATTCCATCATCAAAATCTAACATAATACAATTGCATTTATCTAAATTAGAATTAATCTCTTTTCTATAATTATTGTCATATTGAAAAGGAGAGTAATTACCTTTTGATACCAATACATTACTAAAATCTTTTAAGCTTAAAGAATATGGAATATAACCATCTGCTAAATGAGTTGAATAACTAAAATTAATCATAATAATCCTTCTATAAAAGAATTATCATCACTTTCAAAAATAGTTTCTTCAAAAGCTATTAAAGCTCTTGCTTTTGCATTTTGAATTATAGAATCAAAATTTATATTACTTTTTGGTATGTGTAAAATATCAATAGGAGGTATTAAACGCATTTCAAAAGGATTATTATTATAATGCTTGTAGATTAGTGGAATAACTCCTCTATTATCTTTAGTACAAGTTATAACCCTAAAACCTTGAGCTATTTTTTCTTTATCTTCAACTATCATTTTTCCCTCTTCACATAGTGGCATACTAATCGTATAAGCACTTCTAACAGCATCAATAAAAGCTCCAGCACCTCTTGTATTATTTTCACCTTTTGAGCTGTGATGGATAAGTATAATTGTTATATCTAATTCTTTACACCAATTAATAAAAGGTTGCATGAATACACGAGCCTGACTATTATCGTTTTCATTTCCACCATAAAATGCAAGTAATGGGTCAATAACTAAAAGCCTAATATCTTTTTCAATACAAAAAAGTTTAAGAGAATTAAATACATCTTCATCTGCTACAAATTCTTTATTTATAGTTTTTACCAAATGTAAAGGATTGTTTATAATAAGTTCTGTTCTATGTTCATTAAATTCTTCAATAATATTATGTTCTAGCAATTTATTAACTCTATGTCTAATATTTCCCTCTTCATCTTCTGTTAGCCACAAAGCTACATTACCATCATGTCTATTTAGATATTTACTTGCAATAAATAAAGATAAGTTTGTTTTTCCTACTCCACCTTTTGCACTAATCATGCAAGTTGTATTTATAGGAATTGGAAAACAATCATCAAGAATAAACTTTTGTACAGTTTCAACTGTTTTGGATAATTTTTTACTTTCAAATATCATTTTTCTACTTCTTTTTTATTTTTGATTTTTCTATTTTGTTTTTGTAGCTATTTGAACATATATCTATTGTTTTTTTAAGGTGTAAAAAATATACAGTAGAAACATTATTATAATTAAAATGCAAAGCTTTATTTTCTAAAAAAATTAATTCTTCACTAAATAAATAAGAGCATATTTTTAAAAATAAATGTGACAACATATCTCTTTCATCTAAAAAAGGAATAGAGTTTAATATTGTTTTGCAAAGTGTCATACATATATCTTTAGATAATATAGCTGTATCTACTTTAAAAGTATTCATTTTCTCAGATACATTCCATTTAAAAATTTCACCCTCTCTTGTTTTTTTATTGAAAACATTTATCCAATATTTCTCTTTTGCTTTTCTTTGTTTTTCAACATAAGATAAAAAATAATCTTGAAAATCTAAAATCCATAATGCAGTGTTTCTATTTTCCATTATTAAATCTTTTTCTAAAGCATATTCTATATCATTTATTTTTTTAACGATTGCTACTAAAGCCATGTCATAAGTTGAAGAACTATAATATTGTTTTTTTATAAATTGAATAAAAATATTTAGCATTTGTCTATTTATTAAAAGGCTATTATTTTCCATTAACAATCCTTTTTTATATTATTAATAGTTAAATATTTTATATCATTGTTTCTATAATTATTTAAATCAATACTTTCTAAATCTATAAAATCATTACAAATATTTTTATAATTAACTCTTCCTTTTATAGTTTTAATTTCTATTTTAATATTTTTAGTATGAGCATTAATTAAATTCTTATTAGTAATAATAAAATCCCTTTTTTCTTCTTGTAGCTTTTTTAAAGAAATTAACTGATTTTGTAAATCTTTATATTCTTTTAGAATATTCTCATAATTATATTCATCAGTATTTATTGTTGGATTGAAATTTAAAATCATTATAAGCTTTCGAGGTCTTAAAATTTGATTGTCTTTATAGTGTGAGTATTCAAGGGAGTTCTCAAGCTTCGATGAATTAAAACACTTAGTATGGTAAAAATATTAATAGAGGGCAGTCATCGGGTGCTTGAGAAACCTCTCTACCCTCTATTAATATTTATATGTTTTTAATTATAGTGTCATATATATAAATATTTGCTTAACTGATAATCTTAAATAATTCTTAAAAATCAATACAAAGCATAGATACAAGATAAATAAAGCTAAAGCATAGATAATAAAGCATATAGCTTATAGCTAGATATATAGATAATAAAGCTAAAGCATATAGCCTAAAGCATAAAATGCTTTTAAGTTTGTTTTTGTTTTATCTTATTTTGTTTTGATGGGGTTAATGGCTTACGCCACCCCATCAATTTATTTTTGTTTACTTACCCAACTTTAAGCAAACAAAATATATACTTCCCTTTTATTGATTAAGATTATTTTAGTATTAAGCAACTTTCTTTTAGAGGGTTGCTTTTTTAATTTAAAATTAATTGAATTTGTAGTATAATTTGATTAAAGAAAAAAGAGAGGTTAAGAGAATGGAAGAAAAGATTTTAGAGTTGGAATTAGAAAAAGCAAAAATTAAAACAAGTAATATTTGGCATTTAATTTTTACAGTTTTATGTTTTCCTTATGCTATTATTTGGGCTTTTGCTTTAATGAGTTCAAATAAAAGAAAAAAACAAATAGATGAACAGATTGCATTATTAAGATTGATGCAAGTTAAAGAAAATAGTAAGGCTTGATATGGCATCAAATGTAGTTCATATAAATATTTCAGATTTAGATATATTTGAAAAACTATTAATATCTTTATCTGAAAATTATGATGTTTTACCTGATGAAATAAAAACTATTTTAGATGATATAGAAAAGGCAACTAATGGCAATTAGTCAAGATAAATGGGAAAAAGCTAAAACACTTTTTGAAAGTGGAAAATTATCATTATCTGAAATATCTAAACAAACTGGAATAGATAAATCAAGCATAAGTAAAAAGGCTAAAATTCAACAGTGGTCAAGTGTTGAAAATTCCGATTATATCGACGCTAAAGTATTAATTGCTACTAAAAAATCAACTTTACCAATGGAAAAAATCAACACGCTTGATGATGTTGCAAATGATATTATAAGAAGAAAGAATTTAATATTTAATGTAACCGAAAAAATATTACATAAAATAGATAAATCAGTTTCTCAAACAGCTCCTGTTTTGGATGAAGAGGGAAAAGAAATAGGTCAAGAAGATTTATTAATTGATTCTAAAAGTGCAAAAGAATATATTGAAGCAATCGACAAAGCATCAATAACCCTAGGCGTAAATCAAAGACACGCAAACAGTCAGGTTAATATTTCTAATACGAATGCTACACAAACAAATATAGAACTTAACAAAGATATTGTGTTACAAACATTAAAAAGTTTTGATGATGAGTATTAACGATTTAGCATTAAAAGAAATATTACTTGAAGATTTTATTCGATACCTTAGATGGTCTTTTAAAAGAAAATATAACTCAAAAATTATCTTAACTGATTCACATATTAAAATCTGTAAACACTTAATAAAAGTTTATAAAGGTGAAGTAAAAAAGTTAGTTATTAATATGCCACCAAGAAGTGGTAAAACTGAAATAGTAAATACTTTTATCGAATGGACAATTACTAAGCACCCACAATCAAAATATATTATGACTTCTTACTCTGATACATTAGTCGCCAACAGTTCACAGCAAATAAGAGATATGATTAACTCTTTAGAACACAAATCATTATTTGAAATAGAAACTAAAAAAGATACTCAATCTAAAAAGCTATGGAAAACCAATGCAAATGGTGGAGTTTATGCAGTATCAAGTTTTGGACAAATTACTGGGCATGGAGCTGGTTTAAAATCTTCTAATGTTTGGGGTGGTTGCATAATTGTAGATGATCCATTAAAACCTGATGATGCGAATTCATTGCTTAAACTGGGAAAAATAAAAGATTGGTATGAAACTACTTTGTCAAATAGGGTAAATAATCCAAATGTTCCAATAATAGTAATTATGCAACGATTACATAATGAAGATTTAGTCGGGTGTATAGAACAAAACTATTTTAAAGATTTTAGAGAGTGGACTTTTCTAAAAATTAAAGCACTTAATGAAGATAACAATGAATCGTTTTGGGAAGACTTCTATCCAGTTTCAAGATTAGAGCAAATGAAAAACTCAAACAGTCATTATTTTTATTCTCAATTTCAACAAGAGCCTATTATCAAAGGTGGAAATAGAATCAAATATGACTGGTTTAGATGGTGGACTGTTTTACCTCAAATATCGCACTTAATAATAACAGTCGATACAGCTCAAAAAACCAAAGAACAAAATGACTATACAGTTATGCAATGTTGGGCGGTATCAAAAGATAAAGATATTTACTTAATTGATATGATTAGAGATAAATATGAAGCTCCACAGTTGCGAAAAATGGCTAAAATATTTTATAATAAGCATAATGTTAGTACAATAGCAACATTAAGAAAAATGTATATAGAAGATAAATCAAGTGGTAGTTCACTAATTCAAGATTTAAAAGCTGAAAAGCTAAAGATTGAAGCAATTCCAAGAATGACGGATAAAGTATTTAGATGTGATGACTTAAGTCCACATATTGAATCAGGTAGAGTTTATCTTAATGAAAATGTACCTAATGTTCAAGCGTTGATAGATGAAGCTATATCATTCCCAAATGGTAAACACGATGACACTATCGACCCTATGCTAGATGCTATTAATATTGGAATTGTAGGAACTGGAAAAACTGGCTTAAACGCTAATATGTTTTAAATTAAATTAAAGGAAATAACATGACAATAGAAGAACAAAATCAAAGCTTAGAACAAATTAAACAATACAGTAATAGTGGAGAATTCTCTATCAATGATAGAACTTATAAATTAACTGGATTAAGTCATCAGTTTAGAGTTGAAGTGTTATCAATTTATTCACAGATTGAAGCTAATATCATTATGGGAAATTATCAATTCTTACAAAGAGATGATTTTAAAAAAGTTATGACTAAAGTTGATGATAGAGTTTTATATGATGGTATGCAGTTGTCTAAATTGCCTAAACACTTTGAAGAGTTTGCAGAAGATTATTTGGATTATATTGCAGTATCTTTAAAAGTGATAGTTTTTCCTTTTTATCAAACCAAACTAACTACAAAATAAATGGTTATGTAAGTAAAGTAAATTATTGGAGTAAGTGGGTATCTCATACTAATATTAAAGATATAAACTTACTCTTTTTTAGTTTGGTTAAAAAAGGTTACGGTGGATTACAAGAGGTAAAAGAGTTTGATACTAAAGATATTATGCAGATTTTGGAATATGAAGCTATATTGTCAGATATAGAACAGTTAGAATATGAAGAGATGAAGAATCAGTCAGTTTAATTTTATTTTAATAAATATTTATATACAATATGGTCATCTATTTTATTAAGCTCTACTTTTTCAAGTGGGGCTTTTTTTCTTGAGAGATAGTTCAATGGTAGAACAGCACACTTTGACTGTGTCGGTTTAAGGTTCGAGTCCTTATCTCTCAGCCACATCACATATATAAAAACAATCACACTATTATTAATGCTATAATTAAAACAAAAAAGGTTAATTATATGAAGAAATTAACAATAGATGGATTCTTTGATGTTCTTCGTTCACTTGGTGGGAAAAGAGATATTACACAAAGTGCGAGTTATGTATCTGCTAATCTAAAATCATATCACAGGCAACAACTAAATGACTTATACTCTACTAATTGGATTGCATCAAAAGCTGTGAACATTCCAGTTGATGATGCACTAAAAGATGGAGTAACTTTATCTTCAGAAGATACAAAACAATTAGAGATATTTGAAAAAGGTTTAAAAGCTTTTAAAGTTGAAGAAAAAATCACTAACTTAGCTAAATGGTCTAAGGTTTTCGGGGGTGCTGTTATTGTAATAGTTACCAATGAAGATACTATGGATACACCTTTAATTATTGATAATCTTAAACAAGGACAATTAAAAAACTTAGTTGTATTAGATAAATTTGATATTACAAGCGTTGAACTTGAAAGAGATCCATTAAGTCAAAATTATTTAAAGCCTATTTATTACCAAATTGCAAAAGGTGGCGGTAATGTTCACTATTCAAGAGTTATTCATTTAGACGGTGAGAATACTACTAACTACAATAGAGAACTTATGAATGGTTGGGGATTATCTGTATATGAGAAAGGGTGGACCTCAATCTTAAATGCAACTGTATCACCTGATTTATTATCTAATATACTTTTACAATCGAATCAAGATGTTTATAAAATAGCTGGACTTAATGACGCTTTAACAAATGGAGCTGATGAGTTAGTTTTAAAAAGGCTTCAATCAATACAAGAAAGTAAATCTATTTTTAATGGAATTGCACTTGATAAAGAAGATGATTATATAAATATAGCCAAAAACTTTTCAGGATTAGAATCAATCAATAAAACATTCTTTGAAATAGTGTGTGGAGCTTTTGACATACCTTATTCAAGATTTATGGGTATTTCATCAACAGGATTAAATGTAAGCGGTGAGGGTGATTTATCTAACTATTATGATAAGGTTGAAGCTGAAAGAACTAAACTACTTCCAGCATACGAAACTATTTATAAACTTATGCAGTATCATTTATTTGGTAAAAATCTAAATATTACTTTTGAATTTAAACCTTTATGGCAAATGTCGGATTTAGAAACTGCTCAATTAAATAAAGCTAATGCTGAAGTGGATAACTTATACCTAAATATGGGCGTAGTTAATGAATTGGATATAAAATCAAGATTGGTTCAAGATGATAGATACCCAACAATAACTGCTGAAAGTGTTGAAGCTGAAATAGCAATGTATAATGAATTGGAAACAGCTACAAATGAAGAAACAGAAAACAATATCATTGCTTAAAACTCCACGAGCTGTGGAGCTAGAGTATTACAAGCAACTTAAACAATTAGCTAATGAAATGAAAAAAGATATTAATGAAACTATCTTGCCTATTCTTGAAAATGTAAGTTTAGATTCTAAATATACTAAAGATGTGGGCGTAACGGATTTATTAAGTGCTTTAAATATCTTACAAGGTAAATACTCGAATACTTTTGCATTCGCTTCAAGGGTAGCTAATAGCGTTGTGTCAAGATTATTGAATATGGGTAATGATAAGTTTAGAAAGACTTTAGAAGGTGCATATGGTGTTGATGTAGGGCGTATGATTAATCAAAATAAACTTAATGATTTAGTAGCTTTACAAAGAAGAAAACAAGAGGTATTAATTAAGTCAATTCCAGCTCAATTTTTTAATCAGATAGAAATGATTATTCAAAATGGAGTAAGTGGAAATAAAACTTATAAATCAATTGCGAATGAGATTAAGGGAATTAGTGGAATTAGTTCTGTTTATGGGAAATTGGATAATAGGGTTAAATTGATTGCTAGGCAAGAGGTTAGTGTGATAAATGAGTCTTTAAATGTTGCAAGGGCAAAATCTGCTGATATAAGTTTATATACTTTTCAAACTTCAGGAGATGAAAGAGTAAGAGAATCACATCAAGTTATGGACGGAAAAGTTTGTA